GGTGTATGGGGAATGCAACATAAAGCTGAACAGTTATCAAAGTTTGCAGAAGGTATGTCTTATGAACAGAAAACACATATCAAGACAATCTATAGTTTACGTGATGCTGGAATGTGGGGTACTGGAATACTATACATTGGTGAAGAAAATGATCAAGTAGTTATAGAACGTGCAATGCCACATGAGTTCTTAATAGATCAAGTGGAAGCCTTAACAAATGATCCTAGGCAATTACATCGTGTAAAGCCTATTGATCGTGATGTGATGATTGAAAGAGTTAAAGGTTGGTATCCAGAAGGTGAAGAACGTGATGCAGCTGTTGAAGCAGTTTTACATGCTACTGAATCATCATTCATTGATCTTGGTGGTATAGGTACGGCAGCAGATTTAATAATAATGACAGATAGTTACCATCTCAAGTCTGGTAAAAATGCCAAGGATGGCTTACATGCTATATGCGTAGGTGATACGGTAGTGTTTAAAGAAGAATGGGAAGAAGACTACTTTCCATTTGCTTTTATCCATTATAATAAACGTCCATTAGGGTTTTGGGGTCAAGGTGCTTGCGAACGTTTGCAAAATTTACAACAAGAGATTAATCGTTTAATGATCTTGGTGCAAAGATCAATGTGGATGGCGGGTTCATTTAAAGTATTAGTTGAGAATGGTTCTAGAGTAGTATCACAACACTTAAATAATGATGTGGGCTCTATCATTTTCTATACGGGCACCGCACCGCAATACGTTACCCCGCCAATGATTCAACAGGACATTTACCCTTACATTGATTCTTTGATAGCTAAAGGTTTCCAACAAGAAGGAATATCTCAGTTAGAAGCTGCAGCGGTTAAACCAATGGGAGTTAACTCGGGTAAAGGTCTCAGAACAATGACAGACATTGCTGATGATCGATTTCTTTTTCTTGGTCAAGAGATGGAAGAATTTACATTGGAAGTTAATAGGCAATGTATTGAAGTAGCAAAGAAGATCTATTCCAGAAAGAAAACATTCAAAGTTGTATTCCCACAAACTAAATTCCTAGAAACTATTGATTGGAAAGATATTAAGCTTAAAGATGATGAATATGTACTGAGAGCTTATCCTATTAGTTCATTACCTGATGATCCAGCTGGTAGATATGAAACTATTCAAGAATGGATGCAATCTGGATTAGTATCACCTCGTGCTGGTCGTAGATTAATGGCAATGCCAGATGTTGAAATGTCTGATAAACTTGCTAATGCACCAGAAGATTTGTTACATAAGATCTATGAAGAAATGCTCAATGATGATAAGTATGTAAGTCCAGAACCACAGATGGATCTTGTTTTGGCTGGTCAGTTGTATTTGTCTTATTATAACTATGCTATGCTTAACAATTGTCCAGAAGATAAGATGGATTTACTACGTAGGTTTAAGTCACAACTAGATGATTTGACTGGTGTTAGTGCTGTACAAGCCCAACAGCCTACAACTCCAATGGCTAATCCACAACCAACTCCAACAAGTCCAATGATTCAAAACACAAACAATGCCCCAATGGGTCTATAGGAATATATGTCAAAAGAAGCCGCCCTCGCCATGGCTACAGGCCAACCTCCAGTCGCCCCTCCAGTTACTGAAGTTCCAGTTACAACTGAAGCTACTCCTAGTTTAGATTCTACTAGGTTTAACCAGTTTGCTAAGAAAGAAGCTGACTTAGTAAAGCAACGTGAAACGTTAAAAGCTGGGCAAACACAGTTAATGACTGAACGCCAAAAATATGCTGAGATCCAAAAGCAAATTGATTCATTCAATGAAGCTAAAGCCAAGGATCCAGTAGCAGCCCTTAAGATTCTTGGTTTTTCTGAAAAAGATCTATTCAATTTCATAGCTGCTCAAGAAGATACATCTACAACAGAAGAAAAAGCTGCAAAAGCTGCTCAAACAGAGATTCAGAAGTTTAGAGATGAACAAACCAAACTTAAAGAAGAAGAACAGACTAAAGTAAATACGCAAGTTCTTAATCAGTTTCGCGAAGATATTAGTTCTGCCATTACTAAAGAAAAAGAGAAGTATGAGTACTGTCATTACAATGGACCTTTAGCCACTGATCTAATTGAAGAAACGGTCACACAAGTATTAGCAACAGATGGAGAGTTGATTTCTATCCAAGAAGCCATTGAGATGGTAGAAAACTATTATGAGGAAGAAGATAAAGCTATGAGTTCATTAAAGAAAAGACAACCTAAAACGGAACAGTCACAGGTTCCAATTGATGCTCCATTAAAGCCACAAGTATCACCGCGACCATCGAATCAAGCAAGACCTACTTTGTCAAAGAATCAAGGTACAGTGGCATCAACCACACCAGCTCCTAAAGGCGAAACACCAGATCAAAAGAAAGCTAGATTGATTGGTAAGTACTTTGGGCCAAGTTCTTAATTACCGCTTTTCTGCTAGGTTATAGAAGCTTCGTTGTCGATCTAGACAATTTGCCCGCTAGACATTAGGGCACCTCAATTAAGCATCAAAACACAACACAACTTATTTTTGAGGTATTTCAATGGCTTATGCTGGATTTACGCAAGCGAATGTCGCTGGCATTTTAAAAGAACTGTACGACGAACAAAAGGTGCAATGGCTTACCTATAAGGATAATCCTTATATGGCCATGATTAAAAAAGAAGAAAAATTCCCAGGTAAATATTACCCAGTTCCTGTAGTTTATGGACTTTCTCAGGGTTCTTCTGCTACCTTCGCTACAGCTTATAATAACCAATCATCTCCACTAGTTGCAGAATTTCTAGTAACTCGCGTTGCAGACTTTTCTCTGGCGACTATCGATGGACAACTTTTAGCGGCTGCTCAAACAGATCCTGGCGCATTTATAGATGGCGCAGAACTGATGATCGATGCTGCTTTCCAAAACGAAACTAACCGTATCGCTTCTGCAATGTTCCGTAACGGTGCAGGTACAATTGGTCAAATCGCGTCTGTAGCTCTGGTTTCTGGTACTAACTATCTGATTACTTTGGCAAATCCAGACGATGCAGTTCAGTTCGAAGTTAACCAAGTCCTAGTAGCTGTTCAAAATATTGATGGTTCTGGTACTGCTCCAACTGATGTGGCTACCGTTACCCAGATCAACCGATCTTTGGGTACTATGAACGTTACTTGTGCTACAAACATCGCATCTGATTGGCCAGCAAATTACTACCTTGCAATTCAAGGTGACTTGCCAACCACTTCCAATAACAACTTCCAACCTTCTGGTTCCGCAACGACTAATGCTTTGCTGAAAATTGCAGGTCTTGCAGCATGGTTGCCTCTTGCAGGCCCAGCTCTAACTGGAGATCAATTCTTCGGAGTTAACCGACAGTTGGATACACAGCGTTTGGCTGGAGTTACCTTTAATGGTAGCGCACTGTCACTGGAAGAAGCACTATTGCAGGGTACAGGACGTATCGCTTTGAATGGCGGTCGTGTAGATACTGGTATCTGCTCTTATTCTACTTATACTGCACTTATTACTTCTTTAGGTTCTAAAGTTATTTACTTGGATCATAAAGTTGGTGAGATTGGGTTCCGTGGCGTTCAAGTAAACGGTGCGAACACAGTTATGTCAGTATTTCCAGACAGAAATTGTCCAGACGGCGTAGTTTATGCCCTTGAAATGGATTCGTGGTGTTTGCGCTCGCAGAATCCTGCGCCGCATATCCTCAAATACATGGATGAAATCGAGATCTTACGAGTTCCTGGCCTTGACGCAGCAGAACTGAGAGTGGGAGTCTATGGAAATCAATACACGAATAATCCTGGCAATAACGGAGCTATCCAAGTCCAGTTGCAGGAGTTCTAAATAGTTGAAATCATTGGTCTTTTTGAACCATTGATTATACTAACGATATGACTATAAGGGGTTTATTTCGTATAAACCTCATTTCTAGCCTTTTGGTAATCGCTAGATCTTAAGCCAACCAGCTGATGTTAATCAGTTAAAGGTGAAAATGACGAAAAAATGCTGTAGATGTAAGGCTTCGAAAAACGAATCCGAATATCAGCGAGATAGACAGAAAAAAGAC